AGGTGACTTCTATGCGTGTGTCACAAACCACCCTCGCCGTAGCCACCCTCCGCTTTTTTGTTCCGCTGGTGCTTTAATTCACGTTGTAGGTGGATTATTGCTTTCTCAATGTCTTGCTCTAACGGGTTGTCTTGCTTCTTGCCAGCACGGAGCAAGTAGGCGATTGCAACTCCGAGGTTGTAGTTATCCTCTTGGAAGTCCAGTACCACGTCCATCGCTTCAATGCCCTTGTACTTGCCGATGTAGTATTTAGGTGCGCTCACTGGTCGAAGTGTTTTGTACCGTTCTCGAACGTGTTGTATTTGCGAATGTCTCTTGCTTCGTCAATAGACAAGTTGTAGTCACAAAATCCAAAATGATTCAAGAAGGCGTTGGTGTAGTCGTTCTTCAAACGACCCTGCTCGATAGCGAAGTATTTCATTCGCTTGGTGTTTCTATCTGTTCCCATATTGCAAACCTAAACAAGAATCGAATAGGTCTGACAAATGTTAAAAAGAAAAAAGTTTTCAACAAATGTCGGAGGTATGCTCCTAATGCTTATTTTTTACAACTAGTTAGTTAGTTAACTTAATAACTTACTTAACTAATAACTAACTTAACTAGTAAGTAAAGTTAGAACTTGACTAAAATTAAAAATAAAAGAAAATTTGCGTTTAGACGCATTTTATTAGTCAAGGTATATCAATGTACCAATTTTGGTAGAAAGTGCGTTAGAATGCAAATAAAGTACCTCTATCGCCTTAATAACACTATTAGCAGCATACCAACTGCAAACAGCATCAGGTACTTTTCGTAATTGCGGCTTCTGGGAGCCGTTACAGAGGTCTTTATGTATTTAGTCACTTGTACGGTGTCAGGTAAGCAAGTTGCGTTTACACGCACCGTATCAAAGTTCCTAACAATTTTTAGGCGTATGTTATCCTTTTGGACAACCACCGTATCAATATATTTTAGCGTAAGCGTGTCCCAAAGGTTTCGCTCTTTGGTTACAATAGTGGTATCAAACTTCGTTTGCCAGACGTTTGCTCCTTTCTTTACGGCTTGGCGCAAATGCCATTCGGCAGAGCAACTACCCAGAACAAGACTCACAATCAGGATTATCAATGCTGCAAGCAGGGGGTGTGGGTACGTCTTCGAGTTCATTAAGCCAGCTTTCAAAATTTGATGTACTTGGTTTTCCCATTTTTCTTTATTGCTTTTAATACTTCTCCTTTATTGTTGTTAACGTCGTACGCAACGTGAATCCACGCAGGTTGCTTGTCTGTACCAAACTCCCAGATGAGTTGCTTAAAATGCGCCTGCTTGCGTATGTAGGCGAATACTGCTGCCATATCCTCGCACTGAATGTCTGCCGCCTTTCCTTTTAGGTGGTCGCTTGTTGCTGAACCACCAACAGCCGCATTCACCTTATCGGAGCGATAGCCGCTTGTAACTTCAATAGGCCCGAACTTTTCTCGTGCTGGTTGCAGGACATATTGAACCAAGTATTTCAAATTGGTTATCGCTTCTTGGCTTGGCTTGTTCGGTAGGCCAGTTGAGGTCTCGGTGAACTCGCTCAAACTGAAATTTTCAGATAGCTTCATTTTTGATAAATTTTATGCAGTAACTCTAACTGGTTCCGAGTTAACGTGTCTTATATCGCACTTTTTGGTAGCAGGTTATCCCCTATATGGTACTTTATCTTCCCTGCCCTCGGTACTTCTTACTCGTCACCCCTTTGTTCGGGCTTTTGGTGTGCCTTCCGAGTTTTGGTTTTGACTTCTTTTGGAACTTCGTTTCCTGCTGCTTCGCCATCTCTGCTCATCATTAAAGCAAATCCACCCATCAGGAACGCACTAAACTCCGTTAGAGACGCTTTCTCGTACCAAACGAGAATACCTCCAAACGAAATTAAGATAAGCCCTATTACGGTTGTCTTTGGGTTTCTAAAAATTCTATCTATCATTCTTAATGTCACGGCTCCAACGCCACAAGGTGTAAACGAAGGAGGTTAGCATAACTACCATTCCCGCAATCTGGTGTACCTCGGCAATCGTTAGACCTCCAACGGCCAAAGACCAACTCGTTGCTACTGCGCTTGTACTATCGTGTTTCATTCCTCAATCGGGGCTGGTGGTTGGCAATAGGCGGCATCTGGGTTGGCAGCGCAGTATTCAGCAGCGTAAACTTCTTCCCATCCTGCAAAAATATGGATGCCACAAGGCGCAGGCCACACCACCGAATCAGCATAAGCGGCAAGCGGCTCGTTTTGCCAAAGGATGTCAACGGCATAGTTGGGATTCTCGGCAACGCAGACCTGCTCTCCTTGCTCGTTTGTTTCCCATTGGGTGCAGATATGCCCCAACTCAACTACGGCCACTACAAGCTCCGTATTCCACGTTGTTTCCGTAATGCCATCCAGTGAGGTGGTGGTCTTTTCTATTGCTTTTTTGGCTGTTGCCCAATCAGCAAACTCGTATTTGTTGAATGTCATAGTAAGTAAATAAATAATCCGCCCAAAAGTGTTGCAATCAAATCCTTGTAGTCAAATCCTCCGTATCTTATTTCGTCTATTAATTCCTTGCCTGCTGCTGCGATTAATACGAGCAACATACTTCCCGAAATAAGATAAAGCACCGCACCACCTACGAAGTGCAGTACCTTATCAAATGATGTCCAACTGCTCACAACGTGGTCAATTCTGCCAGTTGGGCGTTTGTTAGACGGGTCTTAAATAGGAGGGCTTGGGCAATTCCAAAAGCGTTAGCAGTTGGAGCATTAAAGTTAAGGTCTAAAATGTCGCACGTTGGCACGGTAGCCGAAGTGTCAGTTCCAACTTGAGTCCCGTTTACATACATAACAAAGTCGTTAAGCTTGTAAGCCATTGCCACCTTTGCAGTTTGTGGCGTATTTGCTATGTAGTTTATTGCCGTTTGCAAAACGCCATTGTCTACGGTTTCAAAACGAAGATTTCCAGCTTGGATACGCAAACCTAAATAATCGCTTACCGCTGCATCACGCAAAAGAATATATGAATTATCTACTGGTGCGTTTTTCAAATCTATTTCAACAAAAAAAGTCCCCTCCGTCTGCCCAATTAGCGAGCTTATGCCCGTCTTACTGGCAGCATCGGCCACACGGGTAACACTTGCGCCCAGCGTTGGAATGTAGCTGGTGGCGTAGGCTCCTGCTTCTACTTGGTAACCATAAACCAAAATTCCTTTTGTTGGGTCACCAATGTAGGGTGCTAAACTTAAAGCTGTGGAATTTGTCGTGCTTATCGAAATAGTTGCAGTAGTAGTTGCGCCTGCTGTATAAGATACCTCACAACGATACCACCCGTTGCCATAGTTTGTTATTTTAGAACCTACAACCGTGCCTAATGCCGTGCCTATTACTGTTCCAGTAGACAAATTAAATTTAACGGCAGCGGCCGTTCCCGTGCTAATGTAAATATAAATTAAATTTTGACCCGCTGATTTTACAAAGCAAGAGGCAGTGTAAACAGTTCCACTTGTTGCGCTAAAAGAACCTAAAATATCGTGGTAGGCATCTGCCGAAGTTTCCATTGCCCTGTCGGCATTTGTAGAGCCATCGGGTGAAGTGGCAAAATTTGCGGTTAATGTTATTTGATTTTTCGTCCAAGCCGCATTATCAAACTGCTCGGAGTACGTCACCAAGTTCGTCCGCTGGGGTTCCAGCAACAGACGAGGACAAGAACTACCTAAATAGTCAAGACGGGGTACGTTGCTCACTGGCCCAACTGATACGGCTGCGGTGGTGGTGGGTATGTAGTTTGTTGCGATGTCGCCTGCTTCTAATTGGTAGCCAAAAGCAATCAGCGTTCCCGTAGAACTTGTAGTAGAAAAACGAGTTGCGGCTAAAGAATCTACCGCTAGAATGAAAACGTGCGTACCAGTAGTTGAGGTGAATGACATTGAGCATCTGAACCAACCGTTTCCTGCTGCAACAATAGTTGCGGTGCTGCCAGTTGCACTTGCAGTTCCGTTTACTAAATCAAAATTGGCATAAAGTCCAGCATCCGAACCCAAAAGGAACTGAACGAACTGATTTGTTCCAGCCTTTAGGTAAGCACTTACCGTATAGTTACCATTAAATGAAAATGCTTGAATGACGTACTTCTGCGTAGTGCCACCCGTGAACGTAATGGTGTCAGCATTTACCGCACCATTTAAAGGGTTAGCAGTTGTGTTGGTGGCTACGGTGCAAGAGTTTGCACTCCAAGTAGTAGAGAAGTCTTGGCTCTGCAGAATAAGGTTCGTCCGCACCTTCTCAATAAGGCCGTCAGGGCCAACACGGGTAGCATCCGAAGCACGGGTAAAAGTCAAATCACCCGAACCATCGGTCGGCTTCTCTGCGTAAATCTTGCTTGTCTTGTATCCGCTTGGTATAACAACAAGCGAAGCATCTTCGTAAAAACTGGCCATTAGTTAAAGTTTAATTCGTCTATTGCATTTTCCAAACACTCAAAGCCCTCCACGATACCGCTATCCGCAAGGACACGAACCTCGTATGCCTCGGCATAGGTGTAGGCGTTATTAAAGCACGCAGGCACACCATCAGCGGGTAAGCTGCGGGTATTGTAGTCCTCGTCTCCCCAATCGGAGGAGCAGTAAATCTCGCCCCAGTTAATGTTATTTCCCATCTTTACTTAAATAACTGCGTAGTTTATTTATATTCTCCTGCTTTGGCTTATAGCACCCACGAAGACGCTCGGTTGTCTCGGTCTGGGTAGATGTCCTCGTTGACGTTTTCATTGTATTCGGGAAATTCGGTTGAATGGAAGGCCATATAGTCAATAAAGCGTTGTGCGTAGTATTGCGCAATCGTTCGCTCCTTCTCAACTAAATAGTCGATTTCAATTTTTTCTGCGTTTGTTGAGTTCTCGCTAATATGCTTAAATACGCCTCCGTTGGCAACGGTGTACGCTGCGAATGGCAGGTACTCGGTCATTGCGAAGTGAATAAGCATCGGCTGTATGTAGTCCACCACCAAAGCCAAGTAGTCGCCAGCCAAGGTGTCGTTTAGGATTTCGTTTGAAATTTTGTCGTACAGCTTGGTTCCCGTGTAGTTCTGGACGTGAATCTGCTGTGCAATCTTAATGAATTGCAGAAACTTGTCCGTATCTACGTTGCCCGAAATTGCCGTGTTGCGGACAATATCTTCTCGTTTGATAAAAAGCGCAGTTGGCATTACTTTTTAGATTTTGGAAGGAATCCTTCGTTTGGCATATCGACAGGACGGGTAGCAACCTTCTTGTCGTTCTTTGGCAAATCAACTCCTGCTTTGCGGGCTTGGTTAACCGAAATGTCAGCATTCGGGTTTTTAGCGTCTGGCGTTACGCCTTCGGCCTTTGCCAAGTAGGTCTTACGCATCCAGAAGTGGTGGCAACGTGCGCCTCCTTTGTACAACCAGATGTCGTAGTTAGCAGCGCCACGTGGGCCAAAGCCAGCGTTAACCTCCTGCTTGCCCATACGCTCGATGTCCTCCTTGCGGTAGACCTTCTTTGCGTTTACCATTTTTTTGCAAAAGTCTCGGCTGTTGCTCTTTGCGGAATTGGGAGCGTAGGCATAACGAATCTTGTACTTACGGCCATCCTTGCTTACTCCGTCTTGCTCGCTCTTGGCGTTTGGGAATGCGTCTCCTGTTTTAGCAAGATTCGCCATATAAGAGCTTGCCGACTCACTCAATTTAAGAAGTGAATCTAAATACGCCTCTTGCTCGTAGTCAACAGGACGCTCATCTACCAAATCCCAGTTCTCCAAGTCCTCCTCCTCGCCAAATTCGGCAAGGCGGTCGAATACCTCATCCAGTTGGGCATCGGTAGCGTCAGAAGATAAACTAAAGCTGCTATCCTCGATTCCTGTTGATTCCTCTACAACGTCAGTAGGGGCAACAATTTCCTCCTTGAACTCCAACGGCTGCAAGGTCTTGAAATAGATATTTAGAGTCGCTTGGTTAAATGAAAGGATTTGCTCGATGGCATCCAAAATCATTTCTTGAAGCGGACGGATAACGATATTGTCAAACAGAATAGAAGCCGTTTTAAGCTCCTCTGCGTTGTTACCGAGTCCAGAGTTATCCTTGATGCCCAAAAGCATCGGAGAAGTCACCCTGTGGCCTACCATAATCTTTTGGGTGCATTCCGTAGACAAGAACTGGTACTGGTCGCTTGCGTCCGATAGTTGTACGGGTTCGATTGTTGCTGCGAGTTCCTTGTTATCGTTAAACGCCAAGATAAACCGACCAGCATTCGAACTACCAGAAAACTTGTCTGCAATCCTGCGCTCGATTAGCGTCTGGTCTTCTTCGGTTGGGATTCCGTTATTGAAGTTAACCAGCATCGAAGGCGCAAGGCCGTTCTTAATGTTGTTAATATGGTAATTGGCTACTTCCTCTTCCAAGTCGGCATAAGGCAAGGAACCTTGGTAGTCTGTTGGTGCGTAGTAGTAGTATCCTGCTTTGTAGGGCTTAATGTAAAGGATTTCAATTCCGTTATTCGACATACCAAACGCATCAATGCGTACTGGTTCCTCTTTGCGTGCCTTTACGGCATCCCAGCTCTTTGCGTAGTAGTAGGCAGGAATATCGCCCTTCTCGTTGGCACGTTCGGCACGTAGCGTCTCAACGGGGATATGCTCGACCTTTACAATCTTGGAATGGTCTTGGTTGTAGATAACTTGAAACGCAGCGTTACCCATCATCTTAAAATCCGAGCAAACACGTGAAACGGTCTGCTTGGAAAATAAGCTCATCATCATTGCGTACTCATCGGGCTTTCTGGATGCGTCTGTTGCTCCAAGGCCCTTGCCGTACACCATATCAATAATGCCATTGATAATAGCGTTATTGGTCGGGCTTCCGTTGTACCTATCAATTAGGTATTGGAAGTAACCGTTGTCTTCACCATACTCCACCCATCCCTTATTCGCCACCTCTTTAATTTCGGGGCGAACGTAGGAGTTCATTGCTACAAATCTTACGTTGCTCATATAATTACAAATGTATTATCCCCAGCGGTCTCCTGCGTGTACACGCCAGAGTTAACAGTGTACTTCTCAAAGTTCGTTTGGTTGGTGCAAAATACACGACCTCGGTAGATTAAGTTAGAGCCGCTAAATACTTCCAACAAATAGAAGTTGGCCTCCTCCAAAGTCCAAGCCGCTGCGATGGTCATATAGCCATTTGCGGACGTTGGAGTTATCGTCTGTTGCTGCGTGGTGTTCGTTGACTCGTTGGTTAACTTGACAACCACCGAAGCAGGAAACGACCTCGGAATAATAACGAGGTTTTGAGACGATGCGCTTGTTGTTAAGATGTTCATATTTTAATTAACCCAAGGCAGTCGTTTTGTTTTTCTTACAAACAAAAAAGCCACCCGGAGGTGGCCTTTCTGAAAGTTTTGATTTGTTAAATCTTGACACCAATAACGGAAGCCATATCCTTTACCAAACCATTAGTGGTCTTGTTAAACTTAATCAAGTCCTCCTGCGCTGTTTTCAAATCTGCATACGCCTTGATTCCTTCTGGATTAACACCAAGGGATGCGGCTTCTTGCTCGATTTTATTAAGCAAGCTCTTTACTTGGGTAGCGTAACCACCTTCTAAAATCGCCTTCTTGGCTCCATCTCGGAAGTCGTTTTGAACTCGGCTGAATTGGCTGTAAATTTTTGTCAGCTTATTAAACTCGGACTTAAGCTCGTCTTTCTTTTGAGCAATAGCTTGAGTCATTTTAACTGCATCGTCAACTGCTGCAAATTCAACCTTAACTGGCTCGCTCTTCATAGAGGCGAGGATGTTGTAAACGGTTTGTTTAGTATTCATATATCAAAGATAATTAAAAGTCAGAACCAGTTACAATAGTTGAAATACCAGCAGCAGACAAAGTGCCGTCCAAGAAGTTCGCAGGAACTGGCTCTTGGCCGTTCAACACCAAGGTATAACCGCTCATATCGCCCATAGCAGCACCAGTAACGATAGTACCACCAGTAACCTCGCAACCGTGTTCCAAACCAGCAACGAAGAAGTTGTTGTTGCGGTCTTCAACGATTACAAT